CTACACCACTTTTACACCATTTGGAGTATTAGTGTTTAAAATTCCTTTTTGTTCAAACACATTCATTGCTGAATATAATTCGTCATCTGTGACATGACAATAAGTATTCATTGTTGTCCTTATATCAGCATGTCCAAGAATTCTTTGAAGTGTTTTTACATTCATACCATTCTCTAAACAACGAGTTGCAAATGTATGTCTTAAAGTATGTGGTGTTATAGGTTTAAAATCAATTCCCTTAGCCTTAATTCTTTCTTCTATTCTTCTTATTGAAACAGTTGTATTTCTAGTACAGATAGGGGTGTTTCTTTTTGTGACGTATACCAAATTTTCATACCCAACTGCCGCAACACATCTATCATTAACTTTTTCCCATCTGATTTTTTGTTCACTTAATAATTCTTCAGCTTTCTTGGTCATAGGAATTTTTCTTATTCCATTTTCAGTTTTAGGTTCATTTAACTGGAACTTATATCCCCACAAACCATCTTGTTTAGCATATGTTAAAGTATGTCTTACATGTATCATTCTATGATCAAAATCTATGTCCTCCCATTGAAGTCCACATATTTCTCCAATACGCATACCTGTCTCAAGTGCTAATTCAAATAATGGAAAATGTGCAATACCTTCACCATTTTCTAAGAATAGTTCTGTTTCTTTTCTTGTTAAAACTCTTATTTTGACTCCAACATCGGTTAATTTCGTCTTAACTTGTTGAATAGGGTTAATGGTTTTAACAACATTACAATCTAAAGCATATTTATAAAGATTCATTAACACTTTTTTGGTGTTTTTTCTACTGGCATCCGATGTTAGTTTATTGAATGATTCTTGAAAAGTTATAACATTGATATCTTTCATAACTCTCCAACCAAGATCATCCTTAATACGATTATAACCACCAATATAATTGGATATTGTATTAGGTCTATATGAAGGTGAATGTACTTTCATATACTTATCAAACCACTCATCTAATGTAATTTCATTATTAATTACATTCAACTCATTAGAATCTTCATATTGCTTATCTCTTAATTTTGCTCTGAGTTCTGTTATTGATTTTGAATATATAGTTTGTCTCTTTCCAAACCTATTAGTAAACCTTGCTTGATAAAGCCCATCCTTTCTCTGAGATATACCTTGTCCAAGTTCTTTCCCATTTAATGATTTACCCATTAAAATTTCCTCCTTTTAAGAAAATAGGAAAGAAGTACAAAGATATTACATATAAATATAATATCTTATGTACTTCTTTTTATCAAGTATTGGTGTAAATAAAATGTTATTTAGTTTTATTATCTATCCATTTATTAAGTCTTTCTTTATTGGCGTACCATCTATTACCTATTTGAACTCCAAATCCATTTCTTCCCCGAAGTAATTCTCTGCATTTGGTTTGTCCAATTCCAAGATAATCACAGGTTTCTTTTACAGATAATAATTTTTTATCTCTTTCCTGTGCTTCCAAATCCACCTTCACCTCTTTTTGTATCACTAAGATTTTCTTTTACATTAAACCCGAACTGTTCTACTGGCTGAATAATAATCTGTGCAATTCTATCACCTTCAGACACGATCCTTGTCTCACTGCTCTGATTATATAGTGCAACCATAATATTGCCTCGATAGTCTGAATCAATTACTCCTACTTTGTTTGCGGGAGCTAATCCCTGTTTACAAGATAAACCACTTCTAGCATAAATAAGACCAACATATCCATTAGGTATTTCCATTACAACCCCTGTGTCAACAAAAGCTGTTTCACCGGGAAGAATTTCTATCTTCTTCTCTTCATTATGTACAACTGCATATAAATCTGCTCCTGCTGCAAATTCACTGCCATATGTAGGGGTTTTTGCATTCTCATTTGTTTTCTTAATATTAATCATTTTCATCTTCTAAAATTCCTTTCTTGATTAAATTTCTAATTTCTTTGCTAATATTCATAGAAATGATTTCATTTACAATACTTTTATTATCTTTGTGATAATATGGATAATAAGTTGTTCCATTAGATTGGATCTCGTATGAAAAATAGTTTTCATCTATATTTACATAAAAATAGGCATATATTGTCGTTTTATTATTTGATTTGTACATGGATGAATAATATCTATAATTTCCATGCTCATCATACCTAAAACCATATTCTTTTAAAATTTTATTGGTAATATCTTTAGCAAGTTTCAAAATAATTTCCACCATCCTTTACATTTACTCTAAATTTGCCTACATGTTCATAATGGTAATTTCTTTTTCAAGATATTTAAGATATTCATCCCATTTGTCAATCATATAGATATATTCCTTGCCTTTGACACATTTGAGTCTCATATCTGCTTTAATATTCTCCCAAGGAGTCTTCTTTGTGACCAAAGTCTGCAAGAACGAATTAGTCATTCTGCCTATGGTTAAAAGCTTGTCAGGAGAAATTTTAGACACGATTTGTTTGTACTGTGTCAATTTATCATCTGGAATCTTAAAGTCAGTTTTAGGGAGATTTTTAGGTGAATAGGGACTTATACCTGCGCCATTTGTCTTAGGTTTTAATAATGGAATTACTTTGTCTGAATTGATATATTTGAACTTGAATAACACTTCGGAATCCGTTTCACTTATATCAAATATGATTGATGGATTCGACTGTTGAATTGTTTTAACGATATTGTGACCTCTTATCAATGAAGGTATATATGCTTGTAATGTACTATTGCCAAAATGAAAGACTTTATTTCCGAATTGACAATCAATATACATATCTACATCTTCATATGTTCCATTGAGTTTTCTACAATAGTCGTTTGTGTGAGAATCAATAGGAACTTTTAACCTGTAAATTCCTTTGAACTTATCATATAAGTAAGCTATGTTTATCACCTTCTTTTAATATTCTTCGTATTCTTTTTCATCACTTACTTTCGGCGCATTGTTTTCTGCTTCTAATACAACGTCTAAACATTCTTGTCTGTTGTCGAATATTAGCTCATTAAGACTGTCATATAAAAACAAATAAGCGTGTTTATCGTGTTTGTCAATGCCAACAAAGTAGTCGTCATCTACGGTTCTAATAAACAATTCAATAACTTCATATATACCTACCGGTCTCAGTATTCGAGCGTAGTATACAATTTTACCCCTTTTAATATCTTCTTTGGTCATTTTAGTTCTCCTTTGTTAATCACAATATAAAACTATTTTGTTCTGAGCGAGAGATTGCTTTACGTCAATTACATGTTGATTTTTTGAACCTCTGAATTTCAATGTGAGATCCTTTTGCTCATCTATATATTCTCCGTCTACAAGAACATCTACATTAGAAATTATCTTTTGTCTTTTCATATGAATATTTCTATCATGCTCAAATTTTTCATCTGGAAATGTTGGTTGACAAATTTTTGACATTAATGAATTCCACTCAAATCCTGTATACAACCAAATAGTTTTCTTAGGGAAGGAAATACGGATTTGTTTGACTAATTTGAGAACTTCATCAAGGTTATTTTCGTGTAGTGGATCACCACCACTGAAAGTAATGCCTGATATATAGTCTTTAGACAGTTCGTTGAATATCTCCTGTTTTGCTAATTCGTCAAATGGAATGCCACTATCAGGATTCCACGTTTGAGGATTTTGACAATTATAACAATGGTGAGAGCAGCCTGAGAGCCATAAAACGACTCTCAAACCGTCACCATTGTTCATATCATCATGTGTAATATTATGATAATTGATATGAACCACACTCCTTACATTGAAACTCTATCCGCAATTTCTGCATTCTTAGCTTCGTTATATCTTGTTTCGCCATGTACTCTTGTAAATCCCAAGTATCCGTTCATCCTGTCAATTTTAGTAATCATCTTGCTACCACATTTAGGACATGTATCCATTTCTACTTGCTGATATCCGCAATCTTCACAGTAGCACATAGCAAGATTTACTCCTTCATAAAAACCTTTATCCATTGCTCGAAGAATAAGTGTTTTAATAGCTTCTTTGTTATATCCGAGATTGTATCTGCAATACTGAATCTTTCCACCATTAAATAAATTCCAGAAACGTCCTTCTTTATCCTGTTTTTCAATAGGTGACATCTGTTCCGAAACATGGCAATGGAATGAATTACTTACATAAGGCTTGTCTGATACATTCTCAATAATTCCATAAATCTTGCGGAACTGTTCAATCTGAAGACCACACAACGATTCGGCAGGCGTGCCGTAAATTGCATATAAAATATGGTCTTCCTCTTTAATTCGGTTTGTATAATCGTTGATATATTGCATAACTTCTAATGCAAACTGTCCATCTTCACGAATAGATTTACCATTATAAAGTCTCTGTAATTCATTTAACGCAGTAATGCCATAACTCATTGTCATTGGTGGAAGAATCATTTTAATCTTATCTGTTGGCTTTAAATTACCTCCAAGCAAACCACCTTCACAGAAGGCAACTGGATTTACGCTTGCTCTTAATTCACCAATATAATCATATGTTCTTTTATGTAATCCACGAATTAACTCAAGATAATAATCAAGAACTTCATAGAAATCTTTAGACTCCTTACGAGCCTTTGCAAGAATCATAGGAAGATGAAGAGAAACAACACCAAGATTAAAACGTCCTTCAAATATTGGTTTATCATTTTCGTCTATTGGATGCATACCACCTTTTTCATACCATGGAGATAAGAAAGCTCGGCAGCCCATTGGAGATACTACTTTCCCATATTTCTTATACATTTCTGCAACATATCCATCACCTGTTAATGATAACCAATCTGGATACATTGTCTTACTGCTACAATCAAGACCAGCATTAAATACGTCTGCACTTGGATATTTAGCTGAACCATCTCCATGAAGATTTTTGTCATACAAAAATACAATCTTAGGAAATAATACAGGACGTTTAAACCCTTTCTTACCCTGTCCTTCTGAATGAACATTAAGAAGAGAAATAGCAGCCATTTTACCAAGAGTAGATGTGGCTAAACCAATTGTCATCGTGACAAAAGGATAGTCCCCTCGGCTTGATCCAACAGAATTTAACTTCATTTCAATACCCTGCCACCCTTGTTCAAAGTCACGCTGAACTTTGTTTGTTGAGTTTTTATTTGCAAGTTTATCAATAATAGGATTAAATGCTTTTTCTACAAATGAGATGTGCAATTCTCTCAGTAATTCTTTAGCATTTTCTTTATATTCATTGACATATTTTTTATATGATTTTTCTGCATATGGTTCAAGAATTTTATCTACTTCTGGAACTGTAAATCCTCCATATTGTTGTGCGGCAGTAGAAAGAATGATATCTCCCATTACATCAAAAGCAGTATCAAGATAATTTGGTTCATTATACCAAATATTACCCATTTCAAAACCGCCCTTCATAACTTCGCCTACTCTAAACAAATCACAATTAAATGTATCGAGTCTTGCACTTCTATCATGAATATAAATATATCCATCTTTTGCAGCCTGTTTCTCATCGTGAGTTAAAAAGAACTTCTTATATAATTCTCCACTTAATTCATTATAAATAAGACTTCTTTTTGTTGCTACTAATGCTGAGTCTGTATTAGCGTTGCTTTTATCTCCAATATATCTAATAGACTGACTACGTTCATATACCTTGTCCATCATGTGTACAAAGTCTTTTTTGTAGTTTCTATATTCTTTATACATTTTTGCAACTGTTGGAAAATCTTCTTCCAAAACAGATTCTACAATGTTATGCATATCGTAAATTTCAATATCCGTATCTTCGTCATAACTCTCATCTATTTTTGCTAATACATCGTTTAAAATCTGTGCATAATCATTGTCTGATAACTCATACATGGCACGTCTAGCAGCTTTGTTACATGCATCAATAATCTTCTGCTCATTATAAGGCTCTATAGTACCATCCTTTTTTATTACATTGTACAAATTTTATCTCCTTTCTCGATTTCATAAGAAATCTTAGTTTCATCTGTGTTGTCTTAATGCTTCATCAAATGCTTTTATTGCCGACTCTAGGCAGTTAGCCCATACACAGATATTTTCACATGTGATTCTTACACAATCAAAATCTTCATTAATCTGTTCTTTTGGAACTAAATCAATTTTTATTTCATTTTCCATATTTTCTCCAATCTGCCTTTGAAATGCGAATTTACTTTGCCTCTGTAATTTCTAAAATTTCACAATAGTCACTGGTATCTCTTTTAAATGAATTTATTGCCTTGCGTTTGCTAGTGGCTTTTATCCAGTATAAACCAGTTTTTTCTATATCATGATTCAT